GTAAATGATGCTGTAGTTAAATATGGTAAGTTACCTACCCTATTAAGTATACTACAGAGTGCAACAAATAGTAAAATCAAAATAGAAATGAGAAGGAAGAAAATTGGCAAAGCAGGAAACTAAAAAACAATTAGAATATACAACCGATGTTCAGAAACTATTTCTGAGAATGATGGTGACCAACGCGGAGTTGTATACCCGTGTAATGAATATTATGAATAGTGAGAACTTTGACCGTTCTATTAGACCTGTGGCTGAGTTGTTCAAGTCACATACAGACAAGTATAGAGTATTGCCTGACTCAACACAAATCAAAGCAACAACTGGAATAGACATTGAGCCTATCCCAGAATTGAATGATGGTCATTATGAGTGGTTCTTTGATGAGTTTGAATCATTCACTAAACGACAAGAACTAGAACGGGCTATTCTTAAAGCAGCAGACTTGCTTGAGAAAGGTGAGTTTGAGCCAGTCGAGAAACTAATCAAAGACGCAGTACAGATTAGTCTACAGAAAGACATGGGCACAGATTACTTTGCTGATCCTAAAGGTCGTATCAATAAATACTTCAACAGCGGTGGACAAGTATCTACGGGCTGGCCACAGATGGATAAGATATTGTATGGTGGCATGAGTAGAGGTGAGTTGAATATCTTTGCAGGTGGTTCAGGTTCAGGTAAATCATTAGTGATGATGAATATCGCATTGAGTTGGTTGCAGATGGGAATGAGTGGTGTTTATATCACATTGGAATTGAGCGAAGAATTAACTGCATTGAGAACTGATGCGATGTTAACAATGATGGGTACTAAAGCAATTCGCAAAGACATTGACACAACAGAACTTAGAGTTAAGATGGCAGGCAAAAAGTCTGGTAAGTATCGTGTTAAGAATTTACCCGCACAAAGCAATGTAAACGACATTCGTGCGTATCTGAAAGAAGTGCAGATTCAAACTGGTATCAAGATTGATTTTGTCATGGTTGATTACTTGGATTTAGTTATGCCAGTTAGTATCAAAGTCAGTCCAACGGATCAGTTTATCAAAGACAAATATGTTGCAGAAGAATTGCGTAATCTAGCAAAAGAACTTGGTGTATTATTGGTAACAGCAAGTCAGTTGAATCGCACTGCGGTTGATGAGATTGAGTTTGATCATAGTCATATTGCAGGCGGTATCAGTAAGATTAACACAGCAGACAATGTATTTGGTATTTTTACAAGTCGTAGTATGCGTGAGCGTGGAAAGTATCAGATTCAATGTATGAAAAGTCGTAGTTCAACAGGTGTAGGTATGAAGATTGATTTGGAATACGATGTTGAGACTATGCGTATTAGTGATCCGGGTATTGACGGTGAACAAAGTTACACTCCAAAATCTAACGCAAATGACATTATGAGTACATTAAAACCACAAGCTACAGTTACGGACTATGCTGTCGATAAAACTACAGGAGAAATCACATTAGAACCAGTAGTTAGAACGGTTCATGCTGATGTGCAAGGAGCTAAATTAAAAGCGTTATTAAACACACTAAAGAAATAATTATTCTGAAATCGCATAAATACAAGTAGGATAATTATATGCAAAAACAAACCCGCTCTCTCCTGCAGGAATTAGAAGCACTTGGTACTAACCGTGACACTACACACATAATTGAGAGTAGAGCGCATAATATTATCACTAGTGCCATCAATTTAATTGAGTTAATCAATAAACACTATCCTGAGGAACAAGCACAGATATTAGAACGTAAGTTATTGAGTTCTATTAAGAGTAAAGATCAGCAGAGATTTGCTAAAACTTTAAGAAAAAAACCGGAAAACATATCTGAACTTTAATCCAAAACCGCGTTTTTTTTGATTCTGGCATAAATATATATATGAGGCAGTAGGCTTCAACTTATAAAAGGAATTTTAAAATGGCACAATTTACAAAAACAAACGGCGACTTTCTACCGGTAATCAACTTTGACTCACCAGCATACACAAACAGTGGTGCAAACGCAGTTAGTTCTGGCGCAACAGTTCAACCTCAAGGTCCTAAACTAGACTACTTCACAGTTACAGCATCTGGTTCAAGCGCATTGACAGGTACTCAAGTTTCTTTAGCTATCCAAGCTACACAGCAATTAGCTACAGTTTACATCTATGAGTTCACAACTGCAGGTCCTGATACATTAGCAATGGCTGTGTATCCAACAGCAGCATGGACTACAGCGACATTGCAAACAGCTATTCGTGCAGGCTTAACAGCAGGCGGCGTAGCTAATTCAGTAGTTGTTTCAGCTTCAGCTACATTCACAGGTTAATCAATATCTGTTTAAAAGAACCCTAGAATTTCTAGGGTTTTTTTACCTCTGTTAAATACTAATATGAGTTACACCATCAGTTGCTATACTTTATTTGACGTTACGCAGACTAATGTACCAAACCGTTACCGTCCTGATATGGACAAAGAATGGCACTATAAACGCAATACACAAAGCAATTTTGACACAGTACAACAAGCAATTTCATTGCGTAGTCAGCCTGAAAATGTCCGTACTCCAATAAAGACATCAATACGTTTTGATAAATTTACAGATTTTGGATTTTTATTTGAACAAGAGGAAAATGAAACATATCCTTGTTGGTCCTTTGATTTTGACGTTCAGCATCCAAGTGTTTTCTACGACGGAGTAAGTGACTTGGGTGCATTGTATAATGATTGTGATCGTGTTCCAATGATTAAATGCGGAACTGAATGGGATAAACTCCCACTATTCTTAGATTCAAGTGATGAATTAAGAAACATATATTTTAAAGTATTAAAAAATGATTAGTGATAAACTACTACGAAAATTAACAAAAGCTATTCCTGAATCTGAAATGAAAAGACTCAGTGAATTAAGTATTATACAAAGTCCAGACGGATCATATTATCTGTTCAGCAAATATTCCATTAAGAAAAATAATGGATATTATGTAATAGAACTAGACCGTATTGCAGGAACTAAATCTTTCAATGTACTTAAAAACGCAGTTGCCTGGTGTACATATGACAAGCGCAATAGTATATACGACACCAATCGTATATATGATTTGGATAATAAATTGTCCAGCATTGATGCTGCTATACTAGTACATCAAAGATTAGTAAAAAAATCTAAAAAACAAGAAGAAAAACTAATTTATCTATCTAAATTAGGTGAAGAAAAGAAGGAGAAGAAACAAATATTAGAAGAATTAGACAAATATGTTGAAAGTTCTAAGATTTGGCAGACCAAACAGTTCAACATGAAATCCGCATAATCCAGAAAGAAAAGATAAATATATTATATATTTCTCTGGAATTAAACTATGAAACTAACCGAACTAAACAACAATCGCCGCAACTACTCTACCCGAGTATTAAAAGAACAGTATGAAATGCCGTTCAATGTAGGAAACATGTCTATGTCAGCTACAAGAACAATGCTTACAAAAGTTCGCGGGTTGATGAACGAATCAAAGCAATCTTCTGACTATCACAACAACCATTCATCTTCATCTTATATGAAGTTAGTGTTCATGGAGCAAGCACTTAGTGACCACTATAACGAACTACGTTCACTTCCACAGCCAAGAATTATGGTTGAGAATGAAGAGGTAGAGAAGTCACAAGTTGTACTAGCTGCACAAGACATGGTAGACCAAGTACAAAAGATGCTTGAAGATGTAGGTCAAATGCAAGTCAAAGAATTACCTGCATTAGTATCAAGCATTGAAAGCGAGATTGGTGTGAATGAGAGTCAGACTTATAACAATGAAGTTTCTGGGCAATTAGATGCACTGTCTGCTGCATTAAAAGAAGCATCTGGCGCATTGAAGAATGCATTGAATGGTCTTACTGGACAAGCAGTAGATGCAGCATTTGATGCTGGTGCTGACATGGGTGCAGAAGTAGGCATGGATGCCGGTGCTGAAATGGGCGCGGAAGCTGGCATGGACGCTGCTATACCTCCTCCAGCAGAAGCTCCTGAGATGCCTCCATCAGGTGGCGTAGGTAGAGCAAAGAGATAATATGTTTCTTTTTGAACTTGATGGCCCGGATCCGTTGAGTGCCAAACTAATCGTTGCTATTAATCAGCTTAAGTCTGACGTAGAAAATGGTCAAATAGACCCTAACAATTATTCAACTGAACAATTTTTATCATATCTACAAGAGTATGATATCGTTTTAGATATCACTGACTTATATGATATGATAAAGAATCCTCCATTGAATACTGTTATCAAGAACATACAAGGTGATAGTGTGATTTTTAAAGGGCACGATGAGACTCCAAAGAATCCGGACCAATCTCAAAGTCAACAAGTTGTACAACAAATGGCACAAAGTGCTATGCCAACACAATGATATCTATTACGGACAAAGCAACAAACAAAATAAAACAAACTCTTGCAAAAAGAGGCAAGGGATTGGGAGTTCGATTAGGTGTTAAAACAACAGGCTGTTCTGGTTTAGCTTATGTACTTGAGTATGTAGACAAGTACGAACCTGAAATTGGGGTGACTAACTTTATTCAAAAAGATTTCATACTATTAATAGATGAGAAAAGTCTAGCTTACTTAAACGGAGTGAATATAGATTATGTCCGCAATGGACTTAATGAAGGTTTTGAATTCACTAATCCAAATGAACGTGACCGCTGCGGATGCGGGGAGAGTTTTAGGGTCTAACCAAATACTTTGACAAAAGTACTTTAATTGTCTACAATTGACTTGATGTACAATCCAAACAAATATAAATACGAACCAATCAAGCGCACAGATACACCCGAAGGTCGTAGATATGCTACGCCAGATGGCGAAAAACTTCCTAGCGTCACTACAATATTAGACGCAACTAAGTCTGAAGAAAGTAAAAAAGCATTAAACGAATGGCGTAAACGAATGGGTGCTCAAAAAGCACAAGCGATTACAACTGAAGCAGCTAATCGTGGAACACGAATGCATAAATTTCTTGAGGATTATATCAAGACTGGTATAATCACAGATTCTGGTAGTAATCCCTATAGCATTCAAAGTCATAAAATGGCCAAAAGTATCATTGAACAAGGTCTAGTGAAATGCAATGAATTCTGGGGAGTAGAGGTTCCCTTATATTTCCCTAAAGTTTATGCAGGTACTACTGACCTATGCGGTATACATGATGGCAGTGATGCTATCATGGATCACAAACAATCTAACAAATTAAAAAAACGTGAATGGATTGATGATTATTTTGTTCAATTAGCCGCATACGCCAATGCACACAACGAAGTGCATGGCACTAAAATACGCAAGGGTGTGATTTTCATGTGTACCCAAGACAATATTTATCAAGAATTTATTGTTGAAGGTACTGAATTTGACAAGTATAGTGATATGTGGTTTAAACGAGTAGAACAATTCTATATGAAATTCTTGTAGCGATTAAGTCTATATTATGATAAATAAGTGTAAACGTGAAGAATTACACTTATGGCCA